ACTTATACTTACCGAATCAGTTTCAAGTGATTTTAAAACTTCAATGAGTAATAAATTACATGAAGTACATCCTGGATCTTGGGCATGTGCATCACGCAACTTAACTCTGATGGCAACCTATAATCCCAAGCATTATTCATGCAAGGAGATTATCGATGGATATTTTTCACGGATTGGTGTTGACTTATACTTACCTAATTTGGGATCAATCAAACCTGAATATTTATTAGGTGTTAAAAGTAAGCCCAATTCTTATCCGGGAATTCTCACTGCAGAAAGTTTTGGTAATAAGAGAAAATTTAGTATTCCATTTACCAAAGGTTTCGCTTATGAGTACATGAAAACCATCATGGACAGTGAAGAACAGATACTAGATTGTTCATTATTGTATGTCGGTGGTAGGGAGAAGAGGATGAAGGCACTAGTTGGTCAAGAAAAAGACGTTTCCACAAGAATTGTTCTAGGCCAAGAAGATGTTCCATCATTAATATCAATCACACTGAGTAAGATCTTAAACGAAGGGTTTCAAAAGATGGACAAAGGCTTCAACTATGGTGGTCGGGTTAATGGACGTCTAAATTATAGAGACCTTTCGGACATATTAGAGATAGATGATCGATATGAACTTAATATTAATGCTGATTTTTCCGCACATGACTGTATGGTTCATGAACCAGCACTAGTTAGTGCATTCGCAATGTTACGTCTATGTTTTGATGATGACATTCGAATTGATAGACTGTTTTATTATGTTATGTCGGGAATGATTTTTAAGCGTATTGTATTACCGGAAAGTAGATTAATTTATCAAATAAGTAAGGGAGTTGCAACTGGGCATGGTTTAACTAATATTGTGACAACTCTATGCTCTTATGGAACTTTTGCAGCTGGTATGAATAAAATTTTAACACGGAAAGAAATTAAACAAAGTTATTTAGTAATGGCTGGTGATGACGTCCTTGGAAAGATGGTTTACTCAAAGATTAAGAAATTATCTAAAGAGTTAGCTAATAACAGTGGCATGATTCTCGATGATATAAGTATAAGTAGTGGACATCTTAATAGTGAAAATGGCCTTAGTATCAATACTTTCCTTAAAAAGAAATATACTTACCACGGTCTATCATGGAATGATGTTGAGTTATTCACTAACTTATCTTATCCAACTAGTACAAAACTAAGTAACGCCAGGAAGATTGATAATTATCAACAAATGGTTGTTCAGGCGCCTTTTGACCATAAATTAAATACGATCCTGAAAAATTTAATAATCTTAACGGTTCTCAGTGAAGTCAACATAATACTTAAACCATTATTAGACGAACCACCAGACCAACTATTAAACATCATATTAAGTGTTAAAGGAAATGAATACCACACTAGACTAATTGACTATAAAGGTATATGTGAAGGTAAGTATTATTTACCAACTAGTAAAACTAATTATCGGAATATAGTTAGGATTGAGCATTATATCGACAATTTATTACACGAATTTAACAAGAAGATTGACGAACGTACGCACTGGTTCACATTGCGAAGAGAGTATAAGAGAATGGAAACAGTCGTTCGCCTAAAGGTGTTTGATTTCAATAAAAGATTCTTTAAAGCTCAATTTGCTCATGATGGAGTAATAACATTTGATCGTTATAAATATATGATCAACCTTTATACACGAAATACCAATCATAACGATTAGGTATGGTTATCAATGTGAGGTATTACATAATATTAATGCACGCATTAGTATTATTAGCATTAATTGGTAGGGCG